CAAGTCTGCCGGTAGTTTGCACGGGCTGCTAGGTATACAGCCTTGTTCAACCCTTGGAAGTCGTTGAGGTATTTACCCCAATCAATTTCTACTAGGTTACAGAAACTCTTGTTTCCTAACAAGATTTCCGCGCACGGGTTAACTCCCTTGAAGTGTGGAGCACGTTTCTTAGCTGCTTCTGCGTTGATGAACCCCGGCTCAGAACCACCAGCCTCGACCATACGGTCAAAGATGTAGGACAACTCCCACTTGGTGGGCTTGTTCCAGAACATCAGGCTGTTGTTGGATTGCTGCCGGTGAGCATTGTCATGCAGCCAGAAATCTTTCTTAGCTGAGATGAACTCATCGACCTCTGTATCAGTCACAGGCATCACAGCAATCTCTGCCGACCGGCGAGAGGATAGTGTAGTACCCATGTGGTTCAGGACATCTAGGATATCCATACGGGTCAGTAGCTGTCCTGCACGTTTATTCATGATGTCACAGATACGGCCCAGTGCGATGTGAAGTGTATCGTCACCGGAGCTGATCCAGCCGTATCCCTTGAGGCGTGTACCCGCTGGTCTGATTTCTGTGTAGTCCAAGATGATCTTGTCTACAGGTTCCTTCAGAGCCATCAGTTTCCCGAGAGCCTTGGCCCAAGCTTTCGCGCTATCACCGATGGACAGCTTATAGATACGCTTGTCACCGACAGTCCGCGTCTCAGCTGCGTTACCTTCGCGGCCCTTGGTTGTACGGATGGACCGAAATGTTTCAATCTCAGTCTCCTTAGCGAAGCCGTTAAGTGTTCCGACTACAGGCTCGAAGCCTACGCCACATCCCTGTAGCAGAAGCCAGAAGGCATCTACCACATCATGGACTGTTTCGATCCTACCGAAACTACAGTTGAACTGTGATGCCTCATGTTTCTTCGCGACATCTGTACCACCCAGCCAGAGTGTGCGGCCAGAGGTCAGAGCTTTTCGAGCAAGCATTAGTTCACGGAACTCATTCAGTTCACCAAGTTCACCTTGGTTAAGTTTATCAGCCTTGGCTCGTTCCCATAACCATTGCTGGTGGCCGATCACTCGGTCCACTGTAGCCTCCCAAGTCTCGAAGACTGTACCTTCATCATTGAGGGGCCGGTTGTATGTTCTGCGTGTTACCACGCTTGCTCGAATGTCACTCATCTATTGTCACCGCTTCCTTGTAGCGCCCCGCGTTCCATACGAGAGGCCAACTTATCTAAATTATTTTGTGCTAATACTGAGAGGGATAGATTGTGCTGCCGAGCAAGCTCACTGACGAACCACAGGACATCTCCTAGTTCATCCAGCACAGCTGCATGTGGGTATGCGTTATCTTTTCGATACCACTTGGCAATCTTACCAGTCAGCTCCCCGACCTCTGAGGTGAGGCCGAGGGTTAAATATTCCAAAGCTTTTTCTTGTGGATATATTGCGGTTGTCGCAGCTAGCTTTTGGTACTTGTCCATATTGAAGTTCATTCGTCTATCGTCCTGACATAGTAGGCACCCTCACTACATTGCTGTGCAGCGATAATGTCTTTGAATTGTTGAGGGGTAATCATCAGCACCATGAACTCATCAGTGAACTCATCGTATTGCCGTAGGAATACAAAGCGTTCATCTTGGATGACCTGTAAATCTTCGAGGTCACCTTGTTCGTCTAGTGATGTGATGATGGTGGCGTCATCTTCGAACTCCACCGTGTACATCAGATGCGTCCGATGTAACCTTTGAGGTGATTGTAGCCACCTATCAGTTCACCATCAGGCCTGAAGATTTGTGGGACTGTAGTAAGCTTTGCCAGAGCCATCAGTGTTTTGAGGCATGGATCGTCTTCGAGGTAACTAACCTCATAGTCCAAGTCCTCTGCCTCTAACAGGTTCGCAGCTTCCTTACAGAACTTGCAGGTCTTGGTGGATATCACATGAAACTTACTCATACTGAAATCCTTATATGATCTATGCGGACTTGGGCGTTTCGGATAACCTTCTGTAGGTCAATAATTTCGCTCTCTTCTGGACCCTTGCCGGGGTAAAGTTTAAAGCCAGCCCTGAGTGCATACTTAACTATGTTACCAGTGTGCCAAGGTAACTCGTTCTCGGTTATGAAATCGATGGGTTGTATATTGAACCGAGTGTAATGCTCTGGATTATTTACTATGTCGGGGGTGTCCATAGGATTACCTTTCCTGTGCTGAAGTCAAAGTCAGACGCACGGCAGATACGAGCAACCCGTGCCTGTGTTAGTGCAACTTCTTCTGAGAGTTTCTTTTTGGAGTAGGCGTTAACCACAGCTGCCCACATCTCCATCGATGTCTGGCAACCGTCCAAAATTTTTTCTGCTGTTTTATCACCGCAGCCGACAAGACCTGCATACCCATCCACTGGGTCACCTGTCAGGGTCTGCTTCATATGTAGGTAGTCTGCATCAAACTTAGAGATGGTGCGGACTTCCTCATCCTTAGCAGGATTGAATAGCTGACCGGGGATAGTAGCGAGGTCTTTGTCCTCGGATACAATGATACAGTCAGGCTCGTTGGTAGATGTAATACCTAGCAGATCATCAGCTTCCATCGAGGGAACCATGACAGCTGCCATATGATCCAGCATGTGCTGCCGGAGTGGCTGTAGGGTCAGAGGTTTACGCTGACCTTTACGGTTTGATTTGTAGGATGGCAGTACATCTTTGCGCCAGTTATTTGGATCAGTAAGGAATAGGTTAAACTCACCGTCTCCGAGTGCATCTACAATTCTATGTAGATACTTATGTATATACTCGATGCCCTCATTCTCGAAAGCATGTAGGGTCCACATATCATCGCCCCAATTGATAGGACGCTCAGTGCTTGTTGCAGCTTTGAATGCAACGATATCTGCATCTATTAGATATTTGGTCATTGCATTTTACCTCCGTCAAAAGAGAATAGATCGGCACCGCCATCTTCAGGGTCGTTGAAAGACATGATCGATAGGCAGATGAGTGCAGCATCATGAACCATGTTCTGCATCTCTTGGTCTTCTAGGTTCGGGTGGACCTCGGCTAACCGGGCGACACATTGAGCCATGTTCGATACTACTACTAAGCTTACTTCATCATTCATTGGTCAGCGCCTCCCAGCTTTCTGGATATAAAGATGCCATCTGTTCACCGAGTAGCTCGGCAAAGTCTCTGGTCTCTTTCTGTGTGTCAGGTTTGATCCGCAGGTTATAAACGCGAGACCAGAACAGAAGACTGCCGGTCCACACCCACTCAGTGATGGAACCCTGCGGAAGGATAGCTCTAGCCTGTTCCGCACAGATGCCCAGCGCCACCATCTTATTGTAGGTAGCAATCGCATCGATGCAGATGTCGTGGTATTCCTCGAGGAACTCCTCGGACCTACGGTGTGGGTCAGGGGATGAGCCTTGCTTTACGTCAGACGCAGACGCCCGGAAGAAGTTAGGCTTCCAGTAGGACGGTGAGGTCTTGATGTACCTACGGCTCTCTTCATTCCATGTGCCACCCACTTGGTGCTTTGCCAGTTGTCGGCTCACAAAGATTGGTGCGGAACACCTGAAGGTAGCTTGAGGATGTGAGAAGGGATGTAGGTGTTTTTCCCTTGCAAGAAAATTGATGAGGCTCTGGTTTCGACCAGCACCGTAGTTGTCAGCTTGCTTTGAGAATGAAACACGGGCTGCATCCACAACAAGATCGTCTGAGCCGTGGTGGCCCATGTATGAAACGTCTAGCATTAGTAATCCTTAACGGTTAGATTTTGATAAACTTTGGGATGTTGAATGTGTGAACTTCACGATGACAGTTGGCACACAGGAGGTGACACTTGTCCGCCTCCTCTAGCAGGCTACTCCAAGATCGTTGGAAGTTTGCCTGAGACATACCAAACCTCTTTTGCATCCCATCGTGATGATGGAAGTCAAAAACATTTGGATGGTATTCCTCACCACACCTTTCACATGAGCCGCCCTTGTACTTAACCAAGTCTCGCTTGCGCTGTTGTACAAAGGCTCTCATCTTTATTGAGTGTGGTCGCTCAGTGCGTGTCTGCCCAATGGTTACCGACTTTGTATTCGCCGGTGATTGGACATCTGAAGTTAAAGTGTTCTCCGGCAAGCTGAAAAGATTTAACTGCTTCTGATCCGATGTCATCAGCAATCTCCTTTCGAGCTATGAGTTGAACTTCGTCATGAACGTGCGCTACCTGCGCCCAATCCTCACCCCACTTGTACCCTTTATCGGTTAGATTTTGGTACAAGAAGACTGTGGCTTGCTTTGCAAGTATGGCCCCAGCACTCTGTAAGAGAGTGTTGAGTGCAGCATGTTCACTGCGGACCTGTAAGACCCTACCGTCTAACCCACGCAGATGACCGTTCTTCTTAACGGCAGCTGCAATAGCTAGGCGTAGTTCCTTGATGGCTGGGGTAGCTTTCATGAACTTAGTGATAAGCTGTTTACCTTCTTTATCGGAGCCACCTACGATGGACCCGATCTTGGCTGGACCTGCGCCATACAGAAATCCGTAGATAAATGTCTTGGCATTGTTCCGAGTAGGTAAACCCGCAGCTGCCTGATTAACGGAATGTATATCCCCGTTCACCACAACATCCGCATAGGCACCGTCATCAAACCGCGCCATCATATGGGCTAGGCATCTGAGTTCGAGGCCAGAAAGATCGGCACCCACAAGCGAGTAACCAGCCGGTGCATGGAATAACGATCTGCACTCAGTTCCGTAGGGCGCACTGATACTGGGAGTTTGACTGACGTTTGGCCTGTTGTGTGTACAGCGCCCAGTGGCGGCACCATTGGTATTAACTTGTCCATGTATCTTTCCATTCTTTACCATCTTGAGCCAAGCATTCTGACCGACAGCCAGCTGACCGATCCGTTTGTTGAGCATCAAGTATTCGTTGAGAAGTTTAGCTTCAGGGTATTCAAGTTCTGCCAATACTGCTTCGTCTACTTTTGCTTTGCCTTGATCTGTGTATGCCACGGGTGACCAGCCCCGCAGCTTTTGCAATCTGTCTGCGATGTGGTCTCGGCTAGCAGGGTTGAACACAATCTCTTTCACCTTGTAGGTCTTCACGCCTTTGACGTAGCCTCGGGCCTTGTTGTTGACCTTTGGTACGAATGGCTCTCGGACTTCCCAAGGCTCGAAGGCTGACTGTAGTTCAGCTTCAAGTTCAGCTTGGCGACCCTGCAACTTAGCGAGAAGCTTGTGTGCCTCTGCCTCGTTGAAGTGAAAGCCATGCTTCTCTTGCTTACGGATAACATGAGCGAAGTCGTGCTCGAGTTTAACCGACTGTGCGCTGGGCTTCTTTGACATGATGAAGTTGTAGAATGTTAGGTTGGCTCTACAGTCTTGGACGCAATAGGTTTGCATAGCTTCAGACCACTCGGCCCATCCACCATCATACTCATCCTTGTGGTTACCCAGCCTCAATCCCCACGCCTTCAAACCGTGAGACCCTATCAGCTGCCGAGGGAACTCAGAACCTTGAGGTTTCTTGATGTAACTGAAGTCGTTGTTCTTGAGGTCAGGCCAGACCAGCCGGGACATAATCAACGTATCATGTATCTCCCCGGCGTACGCAAAACCGTACAGCTTTTCTAAAGCGGGGAAGTCGAAGCCTTGGATGTTATGGCCTGCGAGTAGCTCTGCGTTCTCAAGATATGTGAGACCATCTGCGATGGATACATAACCTTCTTGATCTGCACAGCTTAGGACTTCTTCAGTGTCCATGTCGATGAGGACTAACGAATGACATACATCAAGTTCGTCTAGCAGTCCGTTGGTTTCGATATCAAATAGAATACGTTTCATGCTGTCCCTTTCGACTAGCTCGTTAAAAGTCTGATGACCCATCGTCACCTTCGAACACTTCAGG